CAGACTTCAGACCGTCACAACATATACACTATTCAAAAAGTGATTTAGACTATACACTAGACGTGAATAGAGTGTTTGATAATCTTTATAACGAGGAGGATGACGATGGATAACTCTGAGAAGAAAGCTCCCAATGAAGGGGTAAAAGCACTGAGAGAACAGGCTAGGACGAATCCTAACGCTCAAAAGGCATTGGATAGGATAGGCTATAAAAACGGCGGCTGTGTCATGGTCAAGACAAACCAGAAACCACATATGAGTTGATGCTATGACAACATCAGGATCAAGAGACTTTAACCTCGATGTCGCGGAGATAATTGAGGAAGCTTATGAGCGTTGCGGCATAGAAGTTCGCACAGGCTATGAGGCTAGGACCGCGCGTCGATCTTTAAATCTAATGTTTGCTGAATGGGCCAACCGGGGTTTAAATCTTTGGACGGTCAATCAAGCTACGATAGACCTTGTTCAAGGCACGTCCGAATACACACTATCAAGTGATGTTGTGGATTCTCTTGAAGTAGTTCTTAGAAGAAGTGGCACTGATTTTGAGGTTCAACGCATTAGTCGTGGGGACTACGTCACACTCCCTAACAAAACAACACAAGGTCGTCCAAGCCAGTATTACTTGGACAGGCAAATCTCCCCAAAATTAAATTTGTGGGCTGTGCCTGAAAACTCTACGGATCAAATCATTTATTACTATGTCCGTAGGATCGAGGATGCAGATGCATTGGTCAACACTACTGACATGCCTTTCCGTTTTTATCCCTGCATGGTAGCGGGGTTGTCTTATTATATAGCGATGAAACGTGCCCCAGACCGTATTCAAATGTTAAAGACGGTCTATGAGGAGGAGTTCCAACGTGCAGCGGACGAGGATCAGGGTCGTACTCCTTTGAAGCTTCAACCTAGTCTTAGTTACTTGAGGGTCTAATGGCTTATGCAAGCGGTAAAAATGCCTATGGTATTTCTGATCGGTCAGGGCGCAGATACCGTTTGCATGAAATGAAAACCGAATGGACTGGGGCAAAGGTTGGCCCTGATGAGTTTGATACTAAACATCCACAGTTGTTTCCTCCTAAAGCTTTTCCAGACCCCCAGGCTTTACGTGACCCTAGACCTGAGTCAAATTTATTAGAACAGAGGGCCGTGCAACATGGTTTTAATCCCGTAGGATTTCAGTCTATTGAAGGTTTATCGCCACCGAATAATTTAGTTGCTACAGGTTCTGTGGGCACAGTTACAGTGAGTACATCATGAGCTTTACATATACCACGTTGAAACAAGCCATACAGGATTACACTCAAAATGACGAAACAATTTTTTTGAGTCAGATTCCTTTGTTCATAGAACTTTCTGAGGAACGTATTTTAAAGAATGTACAATTAAGTTTGTTTCGCAGAAATGTATCTGGATCGTTTTCGTCTTCAAATAAATTTTTATCTGTTCCTAGTGACTTTCTCGCTCCAATGTCTTTGTCTTTTACAAATTCTGACAGTGAGTCTGTGTTCCTAGAGTTTAAGGATGCGGACTTTATTCAGTCTTACAATCCAAACCCTGCTACTACGGGGGTTCCTCGGTATTATGCTGTTTTTGACGTAGACAATTTTATTGTAAGTCCAACGCCCAATAGTAGCTTTAGTGCGGAATTACACTATTTGTATAGACCTTTGAGCTTAACACAAAGCAGCTACACTCTAACTCTTACAAGTGTTTCTGGGACTTTTACAGCAAGTGATACGATTACAGGTGGCACTAGCGGAATGAGTAGCGGTGTTGACAGTGTGCCATCCTCTACCACTCTGACGGTAGTAATTCCAAGCAGCAACTATACTGTAGGCGAGACAATTACGGCTAGTCCAAGTGGTGCAACAGCTACCATCTCTGCAATTGGAGCAGATACAACGGTGAGTTGGTTATCTGAAAATGCAAAGATGGTTCTTCTGTATGGGAGTTTGATTGAGGCTTATGTCTTTATGAAAGGCGAACAGGACATGCAAGCTCTGTATGAAAAACGTTATTCTGAAGCATTGGTTGGGTTGAAGATGTTAGGTGAGGCAAAAGAAACAACGGATGATTACATGAGCGGGAAGGTTAGAAGGCAGAAGCAATGAACAGTATGTCTTTTGGCGTTAGTATGTCTAATGATTTTAAGGTGGATGTTACTACGACTAACAACCGTGGAGCAACGCCTGAAGAGGTCGCGCATCGTTGTACTAACAAGATAGTGGGTATTTCTGAGAATGCTCATCCTGCTATTCGTGAACAGGCAGCGGAATACAGAGAGTCGATAGAAAGAATAATCGCGATATATATGCGACAGGCTATCCAAAGTGATCGAACTACGGTATATAATGCAATTAAAGACGCAGGCCATCCTGAGTTGGCTGAGTATATAAGGAAAATGTAAATGGCTTTTAGTGGAAACTTCTTGTGTACGTCTTTCAAAAAAGAATTGATGACGGGTACACACAACTTCACCGCGACTAGCGGCAACACGTTTAACATAGCGTTGTACGACAATAGTGCTAGTTTCACCGCAGCAACAACAGCGTACACTACCTCGAACGAGATTAGTGGCACCAACTACAGTGCAAAGGGTCAAGCTCTTAATCCCGTAACGCCTACAACTAGCGGAACAACGGCACTTGTAGATTTTGCGGATGAGGTGTTTTCCAACGTGACTATATCGGCGGTGCGTGGGGCGTTAATATTTAACGACTCAGCATCAGGTGATCCCACGGTAGCGGTATTGGACTTTGGCGCAGACAAAGCTGCCAGTTCAGGTGATTTCACCATTGTATTTCCCACAGCAGATGCTTCGAATGCGATTATTAGGATAGCCTAATGTCTAGCGTCATCGTTGCACTTCATGGGTGGAATAGCTCTACCAGAGGGTGGAATGAAGGCGCGTGGAACTCAGAGGTTGCACTTCCCGGATCTACGGGTGCGGTAGGTTCCTCTACGGTTACGGGCGATGCTAATGTCACGGTTACAGGTGTTGGCGGCACGGGCGCGGTAGGTTCTGTGACCGTGACGGGTTTTGCTAACGTTTCCGTTACAGGCGTAAATGGTACAGGCGCGGTAGGCACCACAACAGTTACTGGTCTTTGCTAACGTTACGGTTACGGGCGTAAGCGGAACGGGTAGTATTGGATCGACAACGATTACTGGAGACGCTAATGTTTCGGTAACGGGTGTGTCTGCTACGGGTGAAATAGGCGAACTTGAACAACCTTGGGGGTTAATTATACCCTCTCAGACATCGAATTTTACGGGCATAAGCCCCTCGCAAACACCGTCATGGACGGACATTGCAGCATAGATAGGATAGAACAATGGCAAGCGTATATACGAATGACCTAAGATTAGAAGAGATTGGTTCTGGCGAACAGTCAGGAACATGGGGTGATACAACAAACACCAACTTAGAACTCATAGCTGAAGCGTTTAGCTTCGGCACAGAGGCGATTACAACAAATGCGGATACGCATACGACTACGATTGCGGATGGAGCTACGGACCCCGGTAGGTCAATGTTCTTGAAGTACACGGGCACTTTGGACAGTGCTTGTACGATTACGATAGCTCCTAATACTGTCAGCAAGCTTTGGTTTATTGAGAACGGCACATCTGGTTCACAGAACATTATTATATCTCAAGGATCAGGTGCAAATATCACCATTCCACCGGGCGATACAAAGGCTATTTATTCAGATGGTGCAGGCTCTGGCGCAGCAATGGTTGATGCCTTTGCGTCTTTGAATGTGGTTGATCTAAAAGTTCAAGATGATCTGACATTAAACAGCGATGCAGCCGTATTAGGGTTTGGCGCAGATACGGACGTGACGTTAACACATGTAGCCGACACAGGTTTATTGTTAAACAGTACAATGGCTATTCAATTTAACGATGCGTCACAGTTCATAAACGCACCATCTGCTACTGTGCTTGACATTAATGCCACCGATGAAATTGAGCTTAATGCAACTCTTGTAGACGTTAATGCAAACGCAGATATTTCTGGAACGCTTGGTGTAACAGGAATTGCTACCTTTACTGACGATATAATTATAGGTGACGGAAAGACTATTGGTTCTGCTTCAGATGTGGATGCGATGACCATAGCTTCCAATGGACAAGTTACATTTACACAAACATTGATTGGTACAGCACTAGACATCTCTGGCGACATAGACGTGGATGGAACAACAAACCTAGATGCAGTGGATGTAGATGGTGCAGTAAATTTTGCTGCTGATGTTACCTTCGCTGATGGTGCAGATATTATTACGGCCAGTGCAGGTACGTCCAACTTTCGTGCAGGTGTAAACGCAGGTAACTCAATAGTCTCTGGAGGCAACTATAACGTAGTTGTGGGAGATGAGGCTGGTACTGCTTTGACTACGGGTGATAATAACGTAGCGATAGGATATGCAGCTTTTGATAGTGCCACAGACCAACAAGATAATGTTGCAATAGGATACAATGCCCTAACAGCAATTACAGCATCTGGAGGTACTTTATGTACTGCTGTTGGTTCAAAAGCATTAGAAGCAAACACGGCTGGTTATCACAACACGGCTGTTGGATATGGCGCACAAGATGCAAATACTCACGGCATTAGAAATGTATCTATGGGTAGAGACAGCCTTGGTGCAGACACTAAAGGTTCTTATAGTACAGCAATAGGTGACGTAGCTTTAGCTACTCAAAACTTTACTACAGCTACAGATGTTTATAACACAGCCGTAGGCGCATTTGCAGGAACAGCAGTTACAACAGGCGTAAACAATACTCTACTAGGTGGTCTATCTGGAGATGCACTAACTGATGCTGATGCAAATACTGCGATTGGTGCTTATTCACTGTCAGCAGATACTTT